AAATGGTAAGTGGGACGACAAATCTAAATTTTGGAAATCAAAAGTTGGCACACCTTTGATGACTTATTATGACATGGACGCACAAGGTTATAGAACTGCGTCTACAACATGGAAAGTGAGGTACTAAACATGGACAATGGAATATTTTTAACTGTCAATATATTAATTATATTGACAACTTTAATCTTTTTAAAATTAGTTGGGGGTATTTTATGAGCGAGCATGTTTGGTGCCATGGACCAAGTTGCCATTTAAATCACACAGTTGACCGAGTGCGAGGCAGTAAGGGCTCTAAAGTTTTAAGAACTCGTAAGGTACAACTACATCCAGAATACATAAACATGTATTCTTATTTTTGTAGTAATGGTTGTTATAATGAATTTGCAAATAAATACATTCAGCAAATCATTGCGATTGCACCAAGGACCGAGCCACTAGAAACACCGATTGAAAACCCAGAAAGAACTAAGCATACAACTAATTGGGGTTATACTTATTACAATACAAAGATAACAGAAAAAAATGTGGATAACTCTTAAATAGTATATTGACAGTTATGGGACTATCCTATATGATAGCCCCATAACAGAAAGGTATAATATGGAAAATTACGACGATTACTTACAAGATGCTTTTGAAAACTATGAAGATGAACATAGATTTGATGAAGAAGGTTTATTAGAAGAATTGGAGGGAGAAGATGAATAAAAAAATAAAAGATGAATACATGCCAGGCGGTGCGAGAAGACAGGAACTGTTAGATAAAGCAGTTGATTATCTTAGAATACCAGGTGCAACTCAAAACATTAAACATGAGTTTTGTTTAACTTATCTTAAGATGACAGAAACAGAATATCTTGATGCACTTAACAAAGCAACTAACGGCGAACTAGTGAGGAACTTATGGAACTAATCAAGGCAACTAATCCTTATTCTGGTGAGAGCGAGATGCTCACACCAGAGGAACACAAATTGTATATAGAAATCAAACAGGCAGAATGGGACGAGGACTATAACACAATGCAAAAAGGTCTACGTAAATTTAGTAAGCTAAATGCTAAAGCATATATGACTTTACTAGACTAACCTTTCTTGCCCTGGCGCTAACGCGCCAGGGCGCACGGATCCCTATCAAATCCCAATATCAAAAAAATCTTTGACCCCACCCCCCTTTATTTAAAAAAGGGGTCCCACTACTTTAGGTTGTATTGCTTGATTTAGACAGTTTTAGCTGGTAAAAACATGTTGAACACTTTAATTAGAAGTGCAAAAAAATTTTAAAAATTTTTTTATGATTTTGAATGATATAGATATAAGTAAACTTCCTTCAGATGTGCGTAGACAATTTTTGCAATTGAAAGTTATGCATGCTGAAAAGAAAATACAAAACAAAGCTAAAAATGATTTTTTATCATTTGTAAAATGTGTGTGGCCAGAATTTGTAGAAGGCTCGCATCATAGACACATTGCAGATAAATTTAATAAACTTGCATCGGGTGAAATAAACCGTCTGATTATTAATATGCCTCCACGTCATACTAAATCAGAATTTGCATCTTATTTATTACCAGCGTGGATGGTGGGCCGTGATCCAAAACTCAAGATCATTCAAGCAACGCACACGGGAGAACTTGCTGTGCGTTTTGGTCGTAAAGCAAAAAACTTGATTGATAGTGATGATTATAGAAAAGTGTTTCAAACAACTTTAAGAGAAGATAGTCAGGCAGCAGGACGTTGGGAAACGCAACAAGGTGGTGAATACTTTGCAGCTGGGGTTGGTGGAGCGATCACAGGTCGTGGTGCGGATCTACTAATCATTGACGACCCACACTCAGAGCAAGATGCATTGAGTCCTACTGCAATGGAGTCTGCTTATGAATGGTACACCTCAGGTCCACGTCAACGTTTACAACCTGGTGGTAAAATAGTTTTGGTTATGACGAGATGGTCTAATAAAGATTTAACAGGAAAATTAATTGCCAATCAAAAAGAAGCGAAAGCGGATCAGTGGCACGTGGTCGAATTTCCAGCAATCTTGGACCACGGATCAAAGAACGCTAAACCTGTATGGCCTGAGTATTGGAAGTTAGAAGAATTAGAAAAGGTTCAAGCAACACTACCCACAGGTAAATGGAATGCCCAGTGGATGCAAAATCCAACAGCGGAAGAAGGAGCAATATTAAAACGAGAGTGGTGGCGTATTTGGAAACATGATTGGATTCCTAAATTGCATCATGTCATACAATCTTATGATACTGCGTTTCTTAAAAAAGAAACTGCTGATTATAGTGCGATTACTACATGGGGTGTATTTTATCCAGATCAGGACAGTGGCGCTAATTTAATACTACTAGATGCAGTAAAAGGTCGATATGAGTTTCCAGAATTAAGGCGATTAGCCTTAGAGCAATATAAGTATTGGCAACCTGAATCAGTCATTGTAGAGGCAAAAGCTTCTGGATTACCACTAACTTATGAGTTAAGACAAATGGATATACCAGTAGTAAACTTTACCCCATCTAAAGGAAACGATAAGCATGCTCGTGTAAATGCAGTTGCACCTTTATTTGAATCTGGTATGATATGGTGTCCTGAACAAAAATTCGCGGACGACGTCATGGAAGAGTGCGCAGCTTTTCCTTACGGCGATCATGATGATTTAGTTGACTCTACGACTCAAGCAATCATGCGATTTAGACAGGGAGGACTTATTGGTCACCCCGAAGACTATGTGGATGAACCACAAGAAAAACGTAAACGGAGTTATTATTAGATGGGACCAAAAGCCTTAACATTCATACATTCAGTGGCAAGGAAATCCTTGACCAAGGGCCAAGGATCAGGGATCACGAAAATTCCTTCTGCGATGCAAGCAGAAGCTAAAGCGTCAGAGATTGCATCAAGGTTAGTCGATGCAGGTTTAGATTTTAATAAAATGGACGACTTCATTCGAAGTGAAGCAGATGTTGTTAAGTATTTAAATATTTTAGATTCATATAAAGCAAACCAATTAAAAAATACTAGAGCTATTGCAGCAGACTCTCCAGAAGGTAAAAAAATCACTGAAGCTTTGTTTGGTAAGAGAGGTGAAGTCGTAGACATGAAAGGCAATGTCATTCCTGAAGGATCAGGGATCATGGGTGGTGAATCCATTGAGTCGTTGATGAAATCAGGAGATGTTACTAAAGGAACGGTTACTAAGAAAAGTAAAAAAGTAACTGACCGAGATATGTTTAGAGCGGCGAATGAAAGATTTAAAGTAAAAGAAAAACCTATTGATCCTACTTTTGATGAAAACATGCCATTTGATAATGCAGCAGAAAAAATAGCAGAAATAAGAATGTCTAATCAAAATTATATAACTGATACTATTTCTAAAATAAAATCTATGGAACCAATCGATGCTATGAAAGAAGCAAATAAAGTTATTAAACGAGAAGGTCCTTATAAAAATTTAAATCAACAACAAGCTAAGAAAATATTAGAAGATACAGAAAATCATATCTTTCAAAGAAATGTAACACCAAAAGAAACAGATGTTCCTATGGAAGAGACTGCTGATGAAGTGACTAAAGCTTATATTGATGCAGTTCGAAAAGGTAAGTTCAAAGGAACAGAAGATCAGTTTAGAGATATGATTGATAAAATGATGGATGAAGATTTTGCATCAGGCGGTCGTGTTGGATTAAGATATGGTGGAGACACGATGGGTGGCATAAATGATAAATCCGTATCTAGTCCTGGTCCAGATCGATCCAAAGTTTCTGCACAACAAGAACGTAGTCATCAAGAAGCAATCAGTAGAGCAAGAGATAGTCAACAGTATGATTACACTGTACCAAAACAAATTGTAAAAGACATTGCAATCAATACAGGAAAAAATCTTGCAGGACAAAAAATTGCATCTACCTTAGGTATAGGTACAACTCCTATTGGAATATTGATGGCATTAAAAGGATTATATGATCAAACTAGAAATCCAGTTTATAGTGAAGAAGATTTAACTTATGGAGTTCCTTATCAAACAGGCGGTCGTGTTGGATTAGCAGGTGGTATGACTCGTAGAGCATTTTTAAAATTAATGGGTGGAGCTGCTGCAACAATTGGTGCTGCTAAAAGTGGAATAATAAGTTCTGGTAAAAAAGGAGCTACTAAAAAAGTTGTTAAAGAAGTTATTAAAACTCCCAATGCACCTGGTAAACCAGAATGGTTTGATGCATTAGTTAATAAAGTTATTTTAGAAGGAGATGATGTAACTAAAAAACTTGCAATTAAAGATAGACAAACTGTTCATACTAAAAAAATTGATAATGATAGTGAAGTAACAGTTTATAGAGATCTTGATGATAATTCTGTAAGAGTTGAATATAATAGTCCAGATGTCATGCTTGACGAACCAGTAAGTCTTACTGTTAAACCAGGTCAGGCTGATGAGACTATTAAAAAAGCACCTCCCGCTGAGTTTGAAACTTATGAACAAGGTTTTGTAGCAAGATCCAATGGCCCTGATGATTATAGTATTGATCCAGAACCGATGATTGGTAATAGTATAAAAGATTTAGAAACAGATGTTACAAAACTAAAAGAATTTGCAACTGGTGAAAAACAAACATTAAAAGAATTTGTACAATCTAAAAAAAGAAAAGATAAAGTTAAAAAAATTAATCAAGGAGATATAGGAGAAACTTCTGACTACGTTACAAAAAGACAAGGTGATTATTATCCAGAATATGATGATTATGCATCAGGTGGTATCGCAGGAATGTTAGGAGAATAACGTGTCTATTTTTGATAGAATCGTAGAATACAGTAATATTTCAAAACCAAGTGAACGTGTCCCCAAAGAAGATGGAGGCATGTTAGTTGAACCTAGTGATGACGGATCAAGACCTGGTTACAAAGGCAGTAGTTATTCCGGTGAAACAATTGAGTCTAATATTAGATTTAGATCTGGAAAATATGATGTAAGTTACAAAGGAAAATCTTTAGGAACTTTTGAAAAAATAACAGATGCAAGAAGAGTAAGAGATCAAGCTCTTGAAGCAGAACCTCGTAAAAAAACAGGAACAGTTAAAAAAGGTACTAGAGGATATGTTTTAAGAAAAAGCTTAGATAAATTTTTAGAAAATAATAAAACAAATCCTTCATTTGAAGAAGTTACAAAAAATATAAAGTTTAAAGATGATTATGACAAAAGAAGATATAAAAAAGTTTTAAATAGTATTTTAGAAAATGATGAAAAATATTCTAAATTTAAAATAGATACAGCAGACCGTTTAAATAAATCTCAGCAAGATTTTATAGTAGATAACTTTGAATTACCCAAAGGACAAAAAAATTGGGATTTTAAAAATCAAAAGTATGGAATCAATATAAATGAAAATCCAAATTTGGCTGAAAGAATTAAAAGAAAATTAGATGGACCTAAAAAATTTACAATAGCTGCTGATTCAGCTAACCCTTCCGGTTGGATGATGAATGCTATGAATAGATTATATAAAAATGAAATTAAAAAAGGTGTTAAGCCTAAAGATTTAACTTATCAACCAGTTAAAAATGAGAAAGGAATTATAATTGGTTTTAAAGATAACACAGCAGCTGGAGGAGGTAATACATATTATGGTTTAAAAAAGAATACTCCTGAAAACGCTACACCTTGGACTGCTCATGGTAATTTTAGTAGAGTTAGTAAATTTTTAGACATAGCAAAAGGAGCACAAGTAGATGATCCTAGTAAACTTCTTCAAAAAATATTAGACGACAAAGGCATTACTAAATTAATGGGAGATAAAAGTGTTCTTACATTAAATGACGTATTAAGTCATGAAAGATATTTTAGTAATCTTAGTG